GAGCCTTATTATTACAAGTGCAAGCTCTTAAAAGTTGTTGATGGAGACACAATTGATGTAGACATTGATCTGGGGTTCGGTATTACGCTCTCTAATCAACGATTAAGGCTTTATGGTATAAACACTCCAGAAACAAGAACAAGGGACTTAGAAGAGAAAAGACGAGGTCTGATTGCTAAAGAGAGAGTGCAGGAGTTGTGTGAGGACACGTTAGAGATTTTATCTCATGGTAAGGGCAAGTATGGTCGGATATTGGCTACACCATTTAGGAGCAGTGATGGTGTAAATATTTGTGAGATGCTTTTAAAAGAAGGTTTGGCGGTTGAATACTATGGCAAATAAAAAATTACAAAGAAAGTCCAAGTATGAAAAGTATGATCTAGATGGTGATGGTACGGTAACAGATGATGAGATAAGTCGGCATCAGGAAATGACTGAGCTAGAGTTGAGAGAAGAGAAGGCAGACTCTCAGAAGCAGATGGCATGGATAGCCATGTTGTCTATGATTATATTTTCTATTTTCTTAATGTTACCTATGATGCCAGATAAAAGGGTAGAGGCATTGTCTGATTTACTGGGTTTGTTTTACATAGCACAGGCATCTATTGTTGCTGCTTACTTTGGTGCTACAGCGTTCATGAGTAGACGATAGTGTGCTTGAAGAAATACAACAGGCTAATAAAGCATTTGCTACCATTAAATCTGCATTGCAGAATGGTCGAGAGTTTTATGATGTAAGTGATAGCTGTGCCACTTACTTTAACTGTAAGAGCATTATTGCAAGACGCAGTAATAAAAGAAGTAAAAAGAAAAGTGAATTACAAAACTTTTTTGAGTTAGAGAAGCTCCGCAAGCAAGAAGAGTGGATTCGGGAGTGGATGATTTATAGTGGTAGGGCAGGACTCTACGATGATTGGTTAAAGTTTCAGGCTCAATGTAAGAAAGTAAGGGCAGCAGAAGCTAGAGCGTTAAAACAGAAAGAGCAGGATGTTTGGCATCAGGTGCAAAAATGGTTAAAGTGGATGGGTGTAGCAATAAGCAGTTTAGCCAGTACATTGATGGCAGTAATGGAGGTTGTTAATGCAACGGCAAAAGGCTAATGAGTCTTAACACATTTACACCCGTCAAGGGATTATTGTCTAAAGAGTTGTATGGTGTATTACCAGCAGCTACGGATACCGTACCTTTTAATGCAACTGTCTACAGTCGTGCAAATGCGTATGAACCTGGAGATGTTGTAGATCGGTTTGGTACATTCTACAGAGCTAAGTTATCTGTTAGTCCATTTGGTGCAGGTCTTGGTTTCAGAGAGGCATGGGAGCCAATACCTGATCCACGCAATAGGTCGGCTGATGATTATGTAATACCGAATCAAGCACAACCTTTACCAAACACTAGAACGCCTACAACCTTTCAAACTTTAAATACAACCCCTGATAATGTTCCTGAAGGTGCGCCAATTACATCTGGTGGCATGATGACAGGTGATCCAAGTCAGGTAGAACGGACAGGTGGATCAGTATCTGAAGCAATAGGCACAACGCTTACACAAGGTGCGCCTCCTCCTACGGATACTCAAGGATTTCAGTGGGATCAAGGTTTGCTAGATCGTAACAGTAACTACACGTTAGATGATTATGATTTAGGCGATGATTTTAGTATGAGGGCGTGGTTTGAAAACTACATGGATGATCCTGATACTGAGCAGCGATTTAATGATGCAAATCAGATATGGGACGATTGGCAGGACGCTGGTGCGCCAAGAATTGAAGGTCAAACACCATTTGGTAATGAGATAAGTTCTTTGCAGGGAAGGACGCAAGCCTCATTGATGACAGGAAAAGGTATTCGTCAAGCAGCAAATGCAGCCGCTAATTGGCGTGATAATGAAGCTGGTATAGAAAGGGCGCAAAGCGATTGGACACAACATGACGTTTATTATCAGGATTTTATAAATAAACTGAATGAGAAGGGCATTCCGTTATCTCGTGAATTGAAAGAAAGTATTAACCTTAAAGACTTTCCGTTTGATTATGATGAGTCACAGCTTTACATGAAGCTGCCTGAATCAAAGTACAGTCAATTACAAAAGACGCATAAAGGTGAAATAACTCAAGATAAAGTTATTGACCAAACATTATATGTCGATATTACGGGTGGTGATGCACCTATTGGCAGTTATTCACTTTTGAAGATTGAAGTACCAGAAGCTCCAGAGATAAGTTTTGGTCAAAGAATATTAGGATTGGCATCAGCCGTTGCTAGTTTGTCAGGAATGATTCCTCAAGTGGTATTTGCTTCCGTTGGTTTGTCGTCTGATCAGATAAGTGGTGGTGGTATTGTAGGTGCATTGTCAGGATTTAAAGATGCATTTGAGCCAGATCCTGATGGGCGGTCAATTGAACCTGTAATAACTATTCTTGATAGTGATGGTAATCCGATTATTGCTAAAGCACCTGATGGCGTAAGTGTTGATGTTGAGGACATAGTAGGGCAAATTGATCAAGGGCCTGGTTATGAACCACCGCCTTTTGACGATCCCAACATAGCACCACCTGTTTTGCCTGAACAAACAGAAGAAGCGGTTGATGCAGGAGGTGGTGGTGGTGGCACTCAAGCCACAACGGGTATACCTGCTGAAAACGCAGATGGTTCGCCTAATACCACAGATCCAACTGTAACAGTACAAACGCCAAATGGCCCTAGAACAGTTCCCAATAGTAACTATGAACCACCCTCTACAAGTCAAACTGTAGATAGTGACGGTGATGGTGTGCCAGATTCACAGGATGCATTTCCTAACGATCCTTCGCGCAGCACCAGTGATACAACTAATCAACAAGGGCAAAATGAAGGAACGGATAATCAAGGGAGTGATATTGGAGGAACGCCTGTTTATACAGGAGGAACCTATCCAGGCAGGGATTTTGATATTGACGGTGATGGCGAGCCAGATTTTCGTATTGATGATAGACGAGGGACAATTGATGCTGCTCTGGATGCTGAAATAGTTGTAATTACAGGTGATTTGGATACTTGGGGAGAATCAGGCGTTCATAGGGTGGAGCATTTAGATAAGTCTCGTGAAACTGGATTAATTTATGAAGTTGATTGGGACAATGACAGTGTTGTTGTAATTCAAGATCCCAAAACAATGCCAGATCCTGCAATTGAGGGTGGGGACTCAAGGGTAGCAGGAGAAGGTGATGCAAAAGACCCAGATGTCGAAGAAGATCCAGCGATTGATCCATCTTTGGGGTCTGGGGATCAATTTGATTTTGACACTTTTCTTATTGACACTCTTGGAGACGATCCTAGTGGTGCAGATCCATTAGATGTTTTGTTAGACACGGATAATGATGGAATTATAGATACAGAGGATGCATTTCCAAATGATCCATCTGAGCAAGTAGATACTGATGGTGATGGCGTTGGTAACAATGCTGATGCGTTTCCTAATGATTCAAATGAAACTATTGACACAGACAATGATGGTATAGGTGATAATAGTGATGATTTGCCAAATGATCCTAATAATGTGCCAACATTGTTTGATCAAGACCCCTTTGTAGGTGATAGGGATAAAGATGGTGTCTTAGATAGAAACGATGCGTTTCCTGATGATCCAAACGAACAGGTTGATTCGGACAATGATGGTGTAGGAGATAATGCAGATGCTGCGCCAAATGATCCATCAAGAGTTGGAGAAGTTCCAGAGTTATTTAATGATGGCAGTATGGATGGTGTTACAACATCGGAGACTACTGATGCATCAACGGACACAACAACGTCTACTACAACGGACACAACCGATACTACAGATACCACGGATACGACAGATACCACTGATGCTACCGATACTACAGACTCTACAGATACTACGACTGATACATCAACGACAACAACATCTACAACAGCATCGACAGATAATGGAGAAGGTTTATTAACAGGTGGTGATTCTTCTCTTAATGGTGGTCAAACAAATGGTCAAGGCACTAATGGTCAAGGTGCTTCAGGAACAGAGGATGCAGGTGGCGAACAAGGTCAGGGGTTAGGAGAAGGCACAGATACAAGCACAGGAACAGGCACAGGAACAGGTAGTGGCACAGGCACGGGGACAGGATCTGGCACGGGATCAGGCGATGGTTCTGGTGAAGGCGATGGTGAAGGAGAAGGTCAGGGACAGCAGCAAGGTCAGCAGCAAGGTTTATTTGGACAACCCTCACAAACAGAATCATTGTTTGGTGATTATATGTCAAAATCAACAATACAAGATGTTGTACCAACACAGATGTTACCATTTGTGTATACGCCAAGAGGTTTATTTACAGGATTGAGACGATGACATATTTACAGCTAGTTAATGCCGTTATGAGGCGATTGAGAGAGTCAGAAGTAACCTCTGTATCTCAAAATACATACTCTGCGTTGATTGGTGAGTTAGTCAATCAATCAAAGCGGTATATTGAAAATGCGGTCAATTGGACTGCTTTGCGGAGTGATGTAACCTTCAATACGGCAGACGATGACTTTACTTACACCATTACAGGTGCAACTGATCGATCAACCATACTAGATGCTATCAATGATACATCTAATAAACGATTAGCTTATAAAACACCTTATGAGTTTAAGAACTTTAAGAATTTGTCTACCTCATCAAAGGGGTCACCATCGTTTTATACTTATAATGGGTTTGCTAGTTCTGCTACACAGATAGATGTGCATCCTACGCCTGATGGTGTTTACTCATTAATATTTACAGTCGCTATTAGACCTGCTGATTTATCAGGTAATTCAGATACCATCTCAGTGCCTACAGCCCCTGTTATTGAGTACGCCCATGCTCTTGCCGCTAGAGAAAGGGGTGAGACAGGTGGAACTAGTGCTGCTGAACTATTTAGGCTTGCAGATGTTACTTTATCCGATGCTGCGGCATTTGATCAGGCTAAGAATCCAGAAGAGTTAGTTTTTAGGGCTATTTAATGGCACAGAAGCTACAGAATGTAACGATCTCTGCTCCAGGTTTCTCTGGGATTAACACTCAGGACTCGCCTATTGACTTAGATCCATCCTTTGCAAAGGTTGCAGATAACTGTGTAATCGATTCCTTTGGTCGTATTGGTGCTAGGAATGGTTATGAGTTATTAACATCTGATGATACAGATTTGGGTGCATCTGTTGGCACTGAGAGTATGTTTGAATACATAGATCAGAGTGGTGACATTACTATTTTATCCGCAGGAAATAACAAGATATTTTCTGGTACAACAACAATTACAGAGATTACCCCTGCTGGTTATACCTGTAGTGCAAATAATTGGAAGTTTGCTAACTTAAATAACCATGCGTTTTTATTCCAGAGCGCACATGAATCTTTAGTATTTACAGATGCTGGTGGCTCCAATGCGTTGGCTAAATTTAGTTCTTTTGGTTCATCATCAGGTACAGCACCACAGGCTAATGAGGTTATCAGTGCTTTTGGTCGGTTATGGGCAGCAGATGTTGTAGGTAACAAACATACAATATTTTTCAGTCATTTGCAGACAGGTTATCAGTGGACAGGTGGTAGTTCAGGAACATTAGACCTAACAACTGTATTACCTGGAGGTGCAGATGATGTAGTCGCTCTAGCAGCTCATAATGGACGTTTAGTTATATTCTGTACTAATACGATACTTATTTACGCTGGCCCTACTAATCCTGCAACCATGACGCTTGAGGATACTATTATTGGCATTGGTTGTATTGCTAGGGATTCTGTAGTGTCAATTGGTAGTGATTTGTTGTTTTTGTCAGATTCGGGTGTTAGATCATTGGGTAGGACAATACAGGAAGAGTCTGTAGAAATTGGTGATCTTAGTCAGAATGTAAGAGATGATTTACTAGGGGATATAGCAAGTGAGACAGGCAATATTAAATCTGTTTACAGTCCTGAAAACTCATTTTACTTGTTAACCTTTCCCTCTACAGAGAAAGTATATGTATTTGATACGAGCAAAATACTGCCTAACAATACATTTCGGGTGACCACATGGTCTAGTATTAATCCATTATGTTATGCAAGGAAACGTAATGGTGATTTATTATTTGGTCGATTAGGTGGTATTGCCAAGTATTCTACGTTTAAAGATAATAATGCAGCATTTACTTTACAATACTTTAGTAATCCGCTTGCTTTTGGTCAGCCAGCTAATTTAAAGTTTTTAAAGAACTTTAACCTTACAATAATTGGTGGTGCATCTACAGGCGTAGTGTTTAAGTGGGGCTATGATTATAGCGAGGCTTATCAAACCCAAGATTTTACGATAGGTTCATCGGCTGCTGCTGAGTATGGAGTCAGTGAATATGGTGGTACAGCAGAGTATACTGCTAGTTTATTGGTCAATACACCCAAGATAAATGCATCTGGAGGTGGTGAGGTGGTAACAGTTGGGCTTGAAGCCAATATATCAGGGGCTTCATTTTCAATACAGAGGATTGATATCCTAGTATTATTGGGACGCATATTATGAGTGATTATTCAAAGACAGTTAATTTTGCTGCAAAAGATAGCTTGAGCACTGGTGATTCTAATAAAATTGTTAGAGGCACAGAGATTAATACAGAGTTTGACAATATAGCTACGGCTATTGCAACTAAACTAGATTCAAGCGGTGCTGTATTTACCAACCCCGTATCTTATCCTGATGGGTCGGCTAGTTCTCCTGCGATTACAAACACAGGCGATACAAACTGTGGTTTATTCTTTAGTGCCGCAGATACACTAGCATTTACCGCAGGTGGTACAGCACAGTTTACTATGGCAGATGGCGTTATTGCTCCAGTTACTGATAACGATGTGGACCTGGGTACAAGTTCTTTACAGTTTAAAGATGCCTATATAAATGGCACTGCTAATATAGACAGTTTAACTTTAACGTCAGGGGCCACTGTTACAATTATTGCTGATGAAGATAACATGTCATCAAATAGTGCTACATCGTTAGCCACCCAACAATCTATCAAGGCTTATGTAGATTCTGAAGTAAGTGGTTCAGGATCAATGAGCAATTGGGTTTTGGAAGATGGTGATGGAACAGAAGTTACCATTTCAAATGCTAAAGAAGTTAAGTTTGTTGAAGGCGGTGGGATTGATATTGATTGGACAGATACTGACAATGGTACTGACGGAGATCCTTATGATCTTACATTTACTATTAATGCAGCACAAACAAGCATCACTTCAATATATGCAACAGATTTAATACTAGGAGAGGATGCAGAAACGGCTATTGATTTTGGAACAACTAATGAAATTGATTTTAAAGTTGACAATGCAGCAAGACTAACTTTAACTTCATCTGCGTTATATCCTGTTACAAACAATCAGATAGATTTAGGTACATCTTCTCTTGAATTTAAAGATGCTTATTTTGATGGTACAGTAACATCAGATGCGTTTGCAGGGCCATTAACAGGGAATGTTACAGGAAATGTATCTGGAACGGCAGCAACAGTTACAGGTGCTGCTCAATCTAATATTACTTCTTTAGGAACACTTACAACTTTAACTGTTGATAACATTATCATCAATGGTACAACTATTGGTCATACTGATGACACTGATCTTGTAACATTGGCTGATGGTATTGCTACTGTAGCAGGAGAGTTAAGTGTTACGACTTTGGATATTGGAGGGACTAATGTAACGTCTACAGCAGCAGAGTTAAATCTTCTTGATGGAGCATCTACATTAAAACAAGTAGGGAAAGAAACCATCTATGTTCCAGCAGCAGCCATGTATCCTAACACAACGGCTGGATCTTCTGATTTAACACAGGTTGAATTATCAAATGGCCCCGAACTCAAATGCTTAGACTTTGATGCGAGTTCTGATGAAAATGCTCAATTTACTGTAGCTTTTCCTAAAAGTTGGAATGAAGGAACTGTAACCTTTCAAGTATTCTTTACAGTCACAGGAACTAATACAGGTACTGTGGCTTGGGGATTATCTGGTGGATCAATGGCAGATAACGCTCAAATAAATACAGCTTTTGGTACTAATGTAGTAGCTACTGCTAAAGCACATTCAGGTACATCAAATGATATAGATGTAACTGCTGAAAGCGGTGCGGTAACAATAGCTAATGCAGCAGCAGATACTTTAACATTTTTTCAGATTATGAGGGATGTTTCAGCAGATAATCAGTCAGGCGATGCAAGACTGTTAGGTATTAAATTATTTTTTACGACTGATGCGGCTAATGATGCATAAGGTTAGATAATGTCTAGTTTTGGCTACAACGTATTAGGCTTTGGAGCTTTTTCAAGCAGGACAAAGACAATGGATATTGAATGTCTTATTGTTGCTGGAGGAGGGTCGGGTGGATTTGGATCTGGAGGCGGTGGGGGTGCTGGAGGATTTCGTGAAGTTTCAACTACAGGAACGCCCTCGGATGGAACAGAGTGGACAATTACTATAGGAGCAGGTGGGGCTAAAGCAACCAGCAATGCTAATGGAAATTCTGGCTCTGATTCGTCAATTGCTGGAACAGGAATCACGAACACAACTTCTGATGGGGGCGGTCGGGGAGGACGGACTGGCTCTAGTTCCAACGGCAGTTCCACAGGCGGTTCTGGTGGCGGGGGTGGATTTGGGAGCAACCCCTCAACCTCATCGGGTTCATCTGGTAATGCGAGTGGTGCGAGTCCTGCGGAAGGAAATTCTGGTGGAAATGGAGTCATAAACGCCAGTTCTGGATTTGGTGGTGGAGGCGGTGGAGGACACTCCGCTGCTGGGTCAAATGGAACGGCTGGCACTAACCCTGTAGGCGGTAACGGGGGTGCAGGGACGAACTGGAAGTCATTAGGAACAACTTACGCTGGTGGTGGAGGTGGTGGAGCACAAGATGTAAATAATGCGTCTGCTACAGCTACGATTGGGTCTGGGGGTGCTGGAGGCGGTGGGAATGGTGGACGATATGCTGGAAGCTCAAGCCCTCAACAAGTTCAAGCCACCTCTGGAACTGCCAACACAGGCGGTGGCGGTGGCGGTGGGGGGTCAATAAATTTTGACCAACAAGCTGGAAATGGGGCTTCGGGTATAGTAATTCTCAGATATTCTGGTGGTCAAGTTGCGACAGGAGGAACAGTAAGTTCTTCAGGCGGCTACACTTATCATACGTTTACAAGCTCTGGAACATTTACAACATGAGTCATTTTGCTAAAGTTAAAAATAATCTTGTAGAAACTGTAATTGTTGCAGAGCAAGATTTCATAGATTCACTACCATCAGAGTCTGGAGTGACTTGGATTCAAACTAGCTACAATACTAGGGGTGGTATTCACTATGCACCTAATTCAAATACTGCTGATGGCGGTGTAGCTTTACGAAAAAATTATGCTGGTATTGGAGATACTTACGACTCTGTAAGGGATGCGTTTTATGCACCAAAGCCTTATCCTAGTTGGATTTTGAATGAAACATCTTGCATTTGGGAAGCTCCAGTAGTTCATCCGAATGATGGAAAATTATATAATTGGAATGAATCTAACTTAGCTTGGGAGCAAATAACATAATGGACTTAAAATCGATTACAGGCATATTACCTATAGCTACAGTAGCAGTAGCATCTATTTTTAGTTACGCTACATTATCTGCTACAGCACAAAGCAACACTGATGATATACAGGATAATGAGATACGTCTTGAGCGACATGAAACCCAGATTCAGGAACTTGATAGGGAGGTTATTTCTATCAAGCACAAAGTAGAGCGTGTTGAAGAGGTTACATCTGAAACAAAAGATGATGTCAAACAGATATTAATCTTGATGCAGCAAAAATCGTAGAGGTTGGTATGTCAATTATTGATGATATTTTAGCAGAACAAGCAAGCCCAACTGCTGGAACTTTAAATGTTGGTGGAGAAGATATTGCTATTGATTCTAATGCAAATCCGCTTGGTTTGCTTAGTAATTTATTAACAACAGCAACAGGATCAGTAGTAGCTAATCAAGGCATTCAAAGACAGGAACAACTTGGTAGGCAAGCGGTTGCTTTAGCAGATCAATTAATAGCTGATACAGAGCGCAGAGGTACATTCAGACCCTTTACTGTTACAACAGACTTAGCGACTACAGCAACAACACCTGAAGGTGGTTTTGGTGTTACTTTAGGTCAGACTCCACGAGATATACAGGACCAGGCTCTTACACAGGCTTTGACAGGTATTCAAGGGTTGGGAGCAAGTCGATCACAAAGAGAGCAGGAGATATTTGATCGTCTTGAGGCAATACGACAGCCACAAAGAAACAGAGAGTTGCAGGGTCTTTTAAACGCTGAGAATGCAGCAGGTCGATTAGGTTTAGGTCTTGATGCTTATGGTGGTGGTAATCCTAACTTGTTTGGAAGACAACAAGTAATTGAAGAGCAAAGAGCAAGAGATGCACTTACAGCAATTGAAGCAGCAAGACAGGAAAGAGCAGATGATCTGGCTTTAACTCAAGGCTTGTTAGAGGCAGGTTACAGCCCTCAAAGTCAAGCACTAGCAGGATTAGCGGCAGGTAGAGATGTAGCAACTTTACCGCAAGATTTGCAAAAGAACGTACTAACAGCAGCAACAAATACAGGACGAACAGGGATTGAACAACTCATTCTTGCTAACCAAGCAGCAAATGTTTTGAGAGATCAGCGAGATGCAAATCTTTTACAAGGTTTGTTAGGTGAAGAAGGTCGAGAAGGATTAGATGACATAGTGTTAGGTGCTTTATCAGACACAGGATTTGGGCAGTTTCTTGATGAGAATCCATTAGCGCAAGGTGCTATTGGTGGTTTACTTGGTGGAATATTTGGATAGGTGAATTATGGCAACATTACTTACAGGACAACCATCACAGGCAGCAATGGATCTAGTTAACCTTGGTACAAGACGAACTAGACAAGGTGTTGCTGGGCTATTAGGGCGAAATCCCAATCAGTTCCTAACTAACCAGGAAAGAGCACAAGATCAATTACAGGATCTAATGAATCGTCCTGCTGATCTATCATCTGTAGAAGGGTACACAAACTTTTTAAAGTTACAGTTACAGGCTAACCCACAGAACCAAGCAGCTATATTGCAAGCTGGATTGCCGCAGTTGCAGAGTTTGCAGCAAGCAAAAAATAAACAAATGCAGGAAGCGCAGATAAGAAAAACATTGACGGATCAAGCTACTAGCTTGGAACTTGATGATGTTGTCGGCAGGTTAAACAGTGGTGGGGATCTTGAATCGGCTCGTTCTATTATTGTTGAAACGCAGAAAGAAAAAGCTGTTAAAGTTGGCGGTCGTGCTGGATTAACAGCCGTGGCTAATAGCATTTCAGCTAGTAACGGAATCATTAAAATGATAGAAGATGGTGGAGCAGATGAATTTATTGGCAAACCCAAAGAATTTTTAGAGTTTATTCGTGGTGATAAAGCGCAAATAAAGTTTTTTACTGATAACAGAGATCAAATAACAATAAATGGTAAAAAAGAACCTAATCCGCATTTCGGCAAATCAGTGCCTAGGAGAGTAGACGAATTTGGTCGTATTTACGATGCTGCTAATGATAAATGGGCTAATCCATCAGAAACAAAGTTAAGTGAGTCCCCAAATATTGTTAAAAATGTAACAGAAGGGTCTGCTTTGTCGGAAGTATCAGAAGCGTTGCAAGAAAAATTCCTTGAGTCAAACTATGCCGCCTATGATTTAGATAAGGATTTTGCAGAAAACACTAGACAGCAAGCGTTGCTTAATGAAGGTATTTTTGTTGGTTTTGGATCGGAGACTGAACTTTTGGCAGCAAGAGCTTTAGAATTTTTAGGCGTAAGTTCCGAGAGTTTAGATGAGCAAGTAACGCGAACGCAATCCTTTCTTGTTGCAAGAGCTGAGAGAGTGTTGGAAATTCTTGGAACAGGAGCAGTCGGAGCAGGTACGGGCATTTCAGATCGAGATGTTGAGTTTATGAAGGAAGCAGCGGCAGCAAAGATTACGCTAAGTGAAGAGTTTTTGAGAGAGTTTCTTGAAAGAGAAAGGTCTATACTAATTGCAAAGAGAAAACTGGCAAACAAAGATTTAGACCGATGGTTGAATACACTCCCTGAGGAAGGTAGAACAAAGGTTGATGCTGCGTTTAGACTTCCGATACCAGATGCTCAATCACCTGTTGAAACTTCTCGTCCATTTGCCATTACAAATGTTCAAGAAGGCGTTTCTCCAGCCGAATAATATCTTTGGTACATCTTATGACTAACATCTACACAGTTGAGTATGAAGGCAAAACGTATACCATAGAAGGTGACAGACCACCTACTGAAGAGGAAATGCCGCATATTGTTGCAAGATATGCAAGAGCGCAACGAAACATACCATTAGATAAACCCTTTTCCAAAGCCGTATCTGAGGCTGGTTCTAGCCTATTTAAAACATATACTGGTGTTTCAGGCAGAGCAGTTGATGCCTTTCAAAGTGTTGTTGCTAAAGAAAAACAACAGGCAATTGACACGATGTATAACGCAATGATTAGAAGAGGCGTATCGGATGTTGAAGCACAAAAAGCCGTGCAGCAAAGATACGGACGGGATTCGGAGTTTTATTTTGAGGCTTTGAGAGATCCTAGTTTTGGTGTTCGTGTTGCAGGAGAGGTGGTTGCACCGCTTGTAATTGACCCTGTACAAGAAGGCGTAAAATTAGGAATAAATGTTGTCAAAAATTTAACCCCTGATACATTACAACGAGGTTTTGGAGAGTTCATAGAAGATAAATTAAAGAATCTTAAAAATACCCCTGCATATCAAGCTGGTCTGGAGGCTGTTGATAAGGGAATACAAGCATGGACAAATTATAGCGATCAATTTCCAGAGGAAGCAAGAGATATTAAAGCAGCATTAAATTTAGCAGAGATATGGAAACCTGCGGCTTTGAGGAAGCCAATTGATGATACTACTATTTTGGGGAGGCTAGGTGAAACACAGTCAAAACGTGCTGAAGAGTTAGAAACAGTGCCAGCGTTATTTACAGACCGTAGAGCGTTTTTAAATAAAGTAATTACACCAGAAGATACTGCCGCTAATCGTAAAGAAAGAGTAGATAGAGTTGTTCAAACCAAACGTGGAACTAACGTCTATGTTAATAGTGCCGATGAAAATGAAATGATAGATATTTTGATGGGAGTAAAAGGTGTTACAAGCAAAAACACAAATGTTGGAAATAGACAGGCTGTGGAGCAAGAGATAGACCGTTTGAGAAAACAACTGGACAAAGATTTAGATAATGTTTCTTTTGAGCGAATAGATAAAGATGCATTACGCGCAACATTTGCTACGAAAATTAAGGAGCTTAAAAAAACGAGTCCCACATTAACGGGCGATGCTGCAAAAGTAGCGCAAAAAATAATTGATAAAGTTGACAGTTTGCTGGCAGCAACAGATGGCAGCCCTAAATCGGTTTTAAATGTAAGAAGGCAACTTGATCAGTGGGCAAAAGATCAAGGTAGAGATAATTTTGATGGTTTTGAAAATGCTTACACGATAGCTATGAGAACAGTTAGAAACACTATTAACGATGCTGTTGATCTTAGTTTAAGAAGAACATTTGTAGAAAAAGGATCTTCACGGGTTAAAGACGTTGACTCAAATCTAAAAGGTCTACCAGGCGATGTTGACCCAGATGCGCCACAGAGTTTCATTGGTGCAAAAGAAGTAGGGGTGAACCCAAAGTTCAGAGAAAGTTTGCGGCAACAACATTTATTGTATGAAGTCAGAGATCGTCTCAAAGAAAAGTCTGTCAATGAGGCAAATACACTTGTAGGACGAATAAAATCTAATTTAGACAAACTTGCTGTTGCGCTGCCAACAACACCTTTATCGATTGGCTTAACAGTTTCTGCTGCTGGCACTTTATTGTACAAATACTCTCCTCAATTATTCGCAACTGCTGGTATTGGATCAGCAATTGGAACTATAGGGTATGCGGCTTACAGAGGCACAATAAGCCCAAAACTTCGCAGGGCTTTATCTAACGTGCTGAAAGGCATTGATGAGGGAATCAAGAAAACAAAAGTAAGGGAGATGCGTGATATTTTAGCAGCAGACAGAGTTGCAATTATTGAATTAATGAAACTGCCAACCACCACCGCTAGTGATGAGGCCGAACAAGACGAAAATGTAGTTGATGGATTTGTAGTAGCACCATAAAAAAGGGGCTTGTTACAGCCCCCAACCAACAATTGATCATGAAAATGAAAGGAAATAAAATATGCTCTGACACAATAATCCCTCAATGTTTCACTGTCAACCTTTTCTGTTCATCTACTTCCTCTACTAATTCTCTCAAAGCATTCTCAAATGTCTGTAACTGATCACACAAGCGTAAAAACAATTCACTGTTCATATCAGTTGATCGTTTAATTATATCAGCCGATCTTTGTATCTCTGAACTCAAATGATCTATGGCGTGTATTAACTCATTAGCAAGGTCTTCATCGTTCATTGTTCACTCCTATAATTCTAACGTCATAACCTGGTTCTTTGAGGTCAATCAGTGTTGGTGTACAAGTAACTTTAACATGATCGAAGTGTTGTTGCGCTTGTGAGAGCGTCTGAGCGCGTCTGACGCAGTGTGGTAGGTGAATGTATATCTCTGCTACTGAAGTGTCTGAAACAGGCTGATATGGCGTTTCTTGGAACGCAACCACTAGCAAGAAAGCTAGAGTTTTCATCAGTCACGCTCAAGTCTCTTGATAGCTGCTTCTATGTCAGCTCTTGGATAGTCGGAGGGTAATGACGGGCGATCTTCATCAACGCCCGATATTCTTGTGGCAAGGTTTTTTATGATAGCTATTGCTTCAGTTAAGCTGATTTCAGTATCCATTTCAGTCTCCACAAAAACACGCTGCGATTTCATAATCAAAGAGTTGCATCTGATCACTGGCTATTATTTTAAGCTGATTATAGCTTGGCGAATCTTTACTAAAACGTGAATCTAGCTTGTTCTCTTTCTCAATCCACCAATCAGCTAACTCAGGTTGAAACTCAATAATGCTCTTTCTAATTGCAGCACCTTTAAGAAAGCAAAGATCACAGTTCGACAATGTATTAACACTGGCGTTGGGAAGGTTTAGGTCAAAAGAGTTGTTAGCCCAAAACGCATTTATATCTTGTTTAGTTATGCCAGCATCTGCCAAAGGCATGATTGAGTCATCCCCTTTTGCTCTTATCCTTGAAACTCGTCTTGGCTCATCAGCCCTGATGCCAATGTACTTTGTATGGTTCTTGCCAAAGTAACGCTCAATCGTTTTAATTTTGAGTTCAGATGTACAAAAACGCATCACGCTGTTTGGGAGAAAAGATCGATCATCAATCAAATCAGAAAAAGGTTCTCCGTTTCTTGATGCATTATCATAGGTCACTTGCTCATACTTGTACCCCTTTCGGTATTCCAACCAAGTGATAGGTACTCGCCACTGCTTCTCACAGTCTCTGACAAAATCTAAGGTCTGGGGCATTTCTTTGCCTGTATTCGTAAATATCACTTCAGAATTGTCTGGCAATCCACCATGCTCATCTAAAAGCATATGGAGCATGAATGCGGAGGAACGCCCTCCAGAGAACGATATAACGCTGCCTACTTCAGTATCCATCGCGCAACTCTCTGTTCGTCACCAAAACGGTCAGTGACTTTTATCATATCAGTCATTATCGCACAACCACTCTGTCGTAGATCATTTATTCTAGCTGAAGCCCTGTATATGCCTAGTTCCTGCCAAGCCTCCATGCCAGTTATTGATCCATTCTCTTCAAGATATTTTTTGAGTCTTTTGTTCTGTGACATTATTTCCTCCTATGTTCCATGTAGAACGGACATAAACTGCAACCTTTTGTCCGCTCCAGTTGGATAAATGAAAAATCCAGTTGGATAAATAAAAAGTTCAGTTGAACAAATAAAAAGTTCAGTTGAACAAATTGAGGCTAGTAACTTGACTGATATTCCTCTAGGAGTTTTTTGCAAAGCTCTTCCCTAGCTTCCTCCATGAACCGCTCATCCTCCAAGTCTTCAGCATGAACGGCGTAATGCACCCCATGCATCATTAGCTCGTCTAAAACTTTTGTCT